TTGCTAAATACACCAATCGGTTTTGGTCAGGTCATGTATGGCACGCATCGGAGCATCACAAATACCGCGACACGCCTGACGTTGGCGCGAACATTGAGGTGCGCCGGTTACGCACAAAGGAAACGGCAGCGGTGAGGCGCAAACAGTTAGGCAAGGGGCTGGTGCTATTCGTCGCTAAACCTTTTATGCCAGAACTGCGTCAGGTAGAGATTTATGGCTTTTTGGAATACGACATTGCATGGAGCCTTGCCGTGCCATCGCCGTATGATCCCGACAATACCCGTGAACTTGGCCCGGAGTTTCTAAAACTAATATGAGTTTTATGGTCGATACGCCGTACACCACGGCCTATGTTCGCAATGAGTTCCTGCACGACCAGCAGCAGGGCAAAGGCGAATTCACGCTATGTACGGTCTTTGGCTTCCGCGCCGAGCCAATGCGAACGCCGTACTTTAGCGTCATGCTGGAGTGCGGGGCGCAATGGGCGCGTATCCCGATCCATGCGCTATGCAGCAAGCCCTGCCCCGAGATGAGCCTACAGATCGCGTGTTGGTGGGACTCGTTTAGCCGGTTCTGCGAGGTGCGCGAGATGCAGTTTTTGCGTAACCACCGTGTCAAGGCTATTGGGCGCGATGGCGTACAGCGACCGGGCGTGTATCTCTTTAGCGTGTTCTGGGCGAACGGTGGGTGGTCAGAAATACCCGACCAGAGCAAAGATCACCATATCATCGCGCTAGACTCAGGGCATTGGATTGCGTACCCCAACAACCGGCTACATTGGGTAGACCCATCACACCTGCATGGCGAGATACCCCGCGGCTGGAAGTCGCCCTCAACCAACTACAGCGTGGAGGCTTTACCGTGAAACGGTTATGGCGCTACCTAACGGATTTGTACGGCAACAATTGGCGTCACGTTCCCCCGCCTAACTGGGCCTCAAAACGCGGTTGGAGGGAATACTGGTGATCGATAACGAAAGCCCGCCGGGGGCTTGGAAAGCCGAGATGGAGCGCCTGCCGCACGGTTACGGCCAGAGCCAAGGTCAGCAAGTACAGTTCGCGCTTGCAGAGATACGCCAGCGGGGGCTGTGGGAGCAGGCCGCCGTGCTAGAGCGCGAGATTAAGACGCTACAGACCGAACTTGCGTATTTGCGCCGTTGAGGGATCGTCTAACGGCAGGACATCGGGTTTTGATCCCGAGTATCTAGGTTCGAGTCCTAGTCCCTCAGCCACGCAAATACTTGAGGTATCGCACAGCCTCCGTTGGCTCCCAAAACACCTTGATTTGATCTGCGTGATCTTCTGGCAAGTCGGGGTTTATCACCGTCACTACGCACGGCGAAAAAGTGTTATCGCGGAAACCCTTTTCTCGCGCGTATCTATCAAACCGCTTGTAACTTGAACAGCGCAACAGGTGCATACACGCGCCCGAGATCGGGTCTTTAAGCATTGAATACGCGCTAGTGTGCTGATGCCCGGCCACATAGATATGGTCGCGGGTGCCGAGCATAGCGGCCTTCATGGGGCCGTGCGCTGGGTTCCAGATGGACGAGCCACTGTGGTCGTGGCGGGCGTTGATACGAACCTCGGTGCCGTTTGGAAAGCGGAGGGCTATACGAGCCTCTGAGGAGCGATATAAAGCGTTTTGTTGCTTGGCTATCCATTTGAGCGGGTCGCCAGCCCCAGACCACAAGTCATGATTGCCGGCGATCATATACAGCCAATCGCACCGTTTCACGAACCATTCAGCCAACCGCCACGCTTGCGCCGCTGACGTACTCTGGTCAGCGTAAAGGCGAGCAAGGCGACCTACCCAGTTGTTCGTGGTATCGCCTACCGAACAAGCGAATAACCCCTCGGTTTCGTTTACAAGCGCCGTATGCGCCTCTAGCGCCTCAATGTCGGTGCCATCGTCATCAATATGCGGATCACCGAAATGCAGCAAGGCTATAGGGCCATGCAGTTTAATGCGAATAGGGATAAGTTTTGACGCTTCCTCATGCTCGCGCTTGTGGGCGAACTTGCGCTTGCGCTGTTCAATCAGTTCCTCAATGGGAACGTCATCCTCGGGGAGCGGCGTAAATTCAAACTTCTTTTCTGCGGGCCGCAAGTAGGAGGAATCCGGTACGGCGATGCCTTTATTCTTCATACGGACAATGCGATTGAGCAGTACCCGTTCGTTGAGGCCAAGTTCTACCGCCGCCTTACCGCGCAACCCATTGTGCTTGGTCAGCGCCGCAAGTACCTGATCGTCAGTTGCTTTCTGAAATGCCATAACCCCTCTATTCCATCGTGGTCAACATCTGTTGGAGGAGGTGGCCGAGGCGGTCAACAAGCGGCTCTTTGCGCGACAGTTCTTCGTGGCCCGCAATGTCTAACATTGCGTGTATTACTTCATGCGCGAAGGTTTGCTGTCGGTGGGTGCCTTTGATTGTGCTAATCAGTTCAATGCGGTACTGATCGGGTATCCAAATACCTATGTAGCCCTTGCCGTGCTTCCAGCGTTTTGCAGGGACAGTAACAACCTCAATGGTATGCCCTGCCAACTGGAACCGACGAGGTACACCGTCTTTCCGCATCGCGCCCTCATCATGTCACTCGTTGCCACTCTGCCTTATCTACGCCACGACTAAAGTGCGGCGTATCCACCAGTTTCTTGCCGTTCCCGCCCCATGAGTTGAGCGGGTGCAGGCTCTCCCAGTAAGCCCCAAGGGGAGCCAGCACGGCCTTGTCATAACACAATTTACCGTTAACAAAGAAATTAAGGTCTACCGCACGGCGCTGTAAGTGCAGGCTGTTCATGGTGCGTGAGCGCCCGGTCTTGACGTATATCTGCTGTTGCTCAGGGGTACGGTAGAGTTCACCTGCCGTAACGGTAAAGCCCATCGCAGTCGCTTTCTGTATCAGCGCACACATATCCAGCAGGAACGCTGCCTGCTCGTCCATGTTGCTCACTTGAGCGCCTCGCGCAACTGCTCAGATTTCTCCTTGCTTCCCTGACTGCTGCCAAAGTAATACGACACGATCTGCGTCGAGATGGCCGACAGCACACCGAGTATGTAGATGAGGATGTCCTTGCGGCTTGACTCAACTGGGGTGTTGTCAAACATGACAACGCCGAATAGGACAAAGGTAAGGAGGAGCAGAGACAGCGCGAGAACGGGGGTCACGACCTTGTTTAGCAGAGGGGCTTTATCAGAGGTGGCTATCGCTACCTCCCGCTCCCGCGCCGCACCCGTATCTTTAAGCCGCATCTCTAATTCTGCAAGGTCTAACTTGTCCTCCTCCAGCCGCAGGCGCATAAGTTCTTCTTCATGCTCCATTTGTGCGATCTGGATACGCGCCAAGTCCTCGGGCGACATATCGGGCTTAAGTTCTACGCCCAACTTGTCCTCAACAACCTTCTTGCCTTTAGCCATGACGGCGTTGGCAACAAGACTCAGTCCGTTAGCCAACAAGGGTTGAAGAATGGGGGCTAGGGCGGCGGGGATCATTTGCTTGCTTTAACCACATCGTTGCCTTTGGTAACGACAACGTGTTGACCGTCAACATCTACCCGCATCGGCTGCTCTTGCCGATCTAGCCGGTCAAGTTTGTTAATCAGTTCCTTGATAACCGTGAACTCAGGCTTTTCCTGCTTTTCTGTTGCCCCAGCAATACCGTTAAGCATGGAAATCAGCGCCGTTAGCGAGGCACCAAGGAGGCCCATCACGGCGGCAATCTTGTCAGTATCCAACGCAAGGCTAGACACCACGCCGATTACAACAATGACCGTAATGTATTTGAGGCCGTCCTTACCGATTGCTTTACCCGCAACGTCTTTGGCTGATGCTTGCGCCTCTAACCGTTGCAGTTCTGCACGGGCTTGCTCGCGCAGAAGTTCAATATCTTCGCTCATCGAAAAAACCACTCAACAAACTTGCTAACCGCGCCGCCTACGACTGCCGCAAAGCCGCCCACGGCGACAACCGTTTTCCACGACCCTTGCGCTTGTGCAAGGATCATCTTGATCTCATGCACATCGTTTTTCACTTGCGACATATCAGCCTGCAAGTTCTCAATCTGGGCATCGTGACGCCCAATATCGCGTGCCATTTCCATTGTTTAATTCCTTACGGGCGTTCGTCCGGTTGAACCGGAGCGGTTAAAATCTCAGTTGCACGTTGGGCCGTCAGTAACGTCTTAGTTACCATCATGTCCAAACCAGACTTAGTGCGCGAATCATCCAAATTGATTTGGTTGACCATGTTGAATGTCTCAACCCACGCAGCAACCTCTATATCAGTTTTTGCTGCCGCCAAAATGCCAACATATTCTGCGTCAGTCATGCGGAAACGAAACGCTAGTTTGGTAACAATAGGCGATACATACGGAGTTGGGTCTGCGCCAACCAATCGGTAATGCCCCGGATATTCGGCATCTACAAACGCTTGATCCGCGACAATAGTGTTAACAACTTGACCGTTGTTATTCAAAATTTCGTAAATCATTTTTAATTTCCTAAAAACTGAAATACAACAGCACCTGTCCCACCAGCGCCGCTACTGATACCGTAACCTTCCCAATTTGCTACGACACCACCACCACCGCCGCCGCCGTAAGAACCACCTGCGCCGCCAGCACTTGTTCCATCGTACGCTGAACATCCACCGCCACCAGAAAATATTCCACCTGCGCCGCCGTTACTAGTAAGCGTGTCAGAAGCCGATGCGTTACCAGCGCCGCCAACTCCACCTGTGCCTGAACCATCAGAACCGCCTAAAAGTGGCGCGCCAAAAAACGCGAAAGTGCCAAAACCGATTGCAGATAATCCACTTGTTTGACTGTTGTTGTTGTCTGGAGCGGCCCCACCTGACCCGCCGCCACCCGTGCGCCGCGAGCCATCAGTTAGGTTTCCACCGTTGCCACCGGCGCCGCCGCCCCCTGTTCCCTTGTAAATTGAAAAATCGGTAGAAATGTCACCGCCATCGTAGCCGGTTGCTCCGTATACACCAACAGAGCCGCCGCCTGTAGCCAAGCCATACTTGGTGTGAGAAGTAGACGCCGTGTCTCCACCCGCGCCGCCGGTTATGTTGAAATCGCCGCCACTTGCTGTGCCGCCTGTTCCCCCAGAAACCGCGCCAGTTCCAGATGATGCTTGACCTGCGCCGCCGCCGTTAGCGGTCATTGTGGTAAATCCGGTGCCGGACACGCTAGAGTTACCGCCAGCATTACCATTTGTTGCAGTTTCTACGGCTGCGGCAATAGATACCGCTGTGCCGCCGGCCCCAACCGTGACAGTTAAAGAAGTGCCTGAAGAAATATATTGCTTTCTATAGCAAAGCCCTCCTGCCCCACCTCCCGTGGCGCGGCGTGCCGTTGTTGCGCTTGGATTTGTAAACCCCCCAGATGCAACGCCACCAGAAGCCCCGCCACCAATAACAACGACGTTGTACCAGCCGCTTGCTGGAGCAACAAAAGTTCCAGAAGTACGAAAAACTCTTGTGTTATTTGGGTAGTTGTTGCCGCCAGTAACAAATTGCGTAAAGGTACTCATGTCAAAACCCATCCTCTGGTTGAATCGGCATATCGTAATTGCACCGCCGCATACGTTGCATTAAGGGTCAAATCTTCAGAAAGCGACTGAATCTTTTGCGAGTTACGCGCCACCACGTTTGTCGTAAGCGAGTTTGCAACGGTGATATACACCGTGTCGCCTGCTGACGGGCTTGCGGGCAGCGTAACGGTCGTTGCGGCTGCGTTAGTCAAAACGTACTGATTGCCCGCCACCGCCGTCTGCGTTGTGCCGGTAACAATGTTCATCGTCGGAAGGCCAGCGGCGGCTATCGTGATGCTTCCGGTGCCGTTCGTAATTGTGACGCCGCTTCCCGCCGTCAGCGTGGCCTTGGTCAGCGTGTTGCCGGTGGTGTTACCGATCAGCAATTGACCGTTGGTATAAGTCGTTTGCCCCGTGCCGCCTTGGTCAACGGGAATCGTGCCGCTAGACGTAAGACCTTTTGACGCGTCAGTAAAGACAGGCTTGCTTGCGGTCAGCGAGGTGAATGTCGCAACGCCGCCGACGTTAAGCGCAGATGCAATTGAGACGTTGGCAAACCGGCCATCACCCGCGCTATTCAGTTGCGAAACCACTTGAAAGCGTGTGCCGTCATACACAACAACAACCATTTCACCTGACGCCAGATCACCCGCCGCAAGGGCAGTTGCACCGTCACGGGTCACTGCCTTTGCACCAAGGCCATTGATGTTGAGCGTGACCGCGCCGGTATTGGCACCCGCAGTCACAA